ATCGCGGTTGCCGTAGCTGGTGCCCGTTTTCCAGCCGATCTTCTTCGACGAGGAGAAATACTGCCACTCGCCCTCCTCCTCAGGACGGGCCACATGGCTTATCGAATTGAACATAAGCCATATCGCACCCCTCGACAGCGGAATGTCGTCCGCGCTGACCGTCTTTACGGCCTCCGGATCGCAGTGCGGGATGCGGACCGGCCCGCCGCCGAGCTTGGCGGCCAGCATCGCATAGACCGACGTCAGGTCCCAGAGCGTGATCTCGGCACCGCCCAGAATCAGCGAAAGCCCGTAATGGTCGGCGCTCCTGTCAATCGTCCCGAATCCCAGATTCCGCACCAGCGCCAGAAAATTCTCGCGCCCGTATTTGTCGAGCATCTTCACCGAAGGAACGTTCAGCGAACGTTCGATCACCCGGTTGGCAGGCACCGCGCCGCTGAAGTCGTGGTTGAAGTTCTGGGGCGTAAAGTCCTTGTAATAAGTCGGAACATCCGGAAACAGCATCGTGGGCAGGGCCGTCCCGTTGTCCAGCATCGCGGCGTAAAGCAGGGGTTTGAGCACGCTTCCGCTACTGCGGGGCGCCCGGACGACATCGACGCTGGTGCCCTCGCTCCTGTCCGCGGGATCGTAGACATTTCCCACATAGGCCAGCACTTCGCCGCTTTTCACATCCATCACCACGACGGCGAGGTTGTTTATCTTATTGCCCCTGTTGCGCCGGTTGTGGGCACCTCGACGTTGCCGTTATCGTCCGGGGCAGTGCCGTTTACAGTTTGCACTGCACCCATGTCAGCCGCCGATAAGATCACAACTCCGGTTTTGCCATTGACAGATTGCACCGGCCCGGCGTCATCGCCACTCCCGCCGCCACCCAAAAACCGGACGGGCACCCGGAAGATCAGCTCATTTTTGGTGGGGTCGTACTCGTAAAGGATCGTCCCGATATCCAGTGTACTGGCGGCATACGATGTCCGCAGGGCGTCCTGCAGCGCTATGCGCACCTCGTAGGCGCTGTCGCCCATGTTGATGCCATAGATTTTGGTAGCGCCGGACGTGTATGTGCCGGCTGTCTGCCAGTTGGTCGCGCCCTTTACGCGGTATTGCACAGATGCCGTGTAGCTGTTGCATCTTTTGCACGGCGATATGGATAGCCGGGCAAACGCTTTTAGGTAAGTCCCATCATCGTCCAGCGTCCCGTCCGCCAGGCAACGCTCAAATTTGGCGTCCGTGATTTTTGGCGGCGCATAATCCACTACCTCAAATCTCGTGCTTTGGGTAGATACAAGCCCTCTACTGTCCGTCACGCGGACAGTCAGCGGGGATAGGCCTGCCTCAGTCAGCACGCCGGTAGTCACGTCCGCCCCGTACATGGTGGGCAGTGCAGGCGCATAAGCGCTCGCTCTGGAAATTTCATACGACTTGATTGCGGCGCCATACTGCCCGGATGCAGTAGTCTTGATCCGCGCCTGGCTGTGCCCCTGGATATACAAGCCCCAGCTATCCGGCACGCCATTGTTTACGCGCTCTGCAGTAACGTTGGATATGATTGGCTTGGCGCTGCTGGGCACGTTGATGGTAAAATAATCGCTAAATGCAAGCCCCACCAGTCCACCTTTTGCATCATAAGTAGTGCACCGGATGCGGGCTCTTGCCGATGCGGCATTGGGGATATGCTCCATCAAGTCCATGGGCGGTGTCCATTGCACAGATGCCGCTACGCCGCTGGCGATCACGCTTTCAGCCGGGGCCTTACCGGCATAAAGCAGCGCGGTCAGATAGTGTGTGTAAGATGTGCTCTCTCTGTTGGTGTACACGGTCATCGACTGGCCAAATACGCCTGCGGTGACCGATATGGATGGTATGGACGCTGCCATTATGTTATCCTCCTATATCTACAAACTCCGGCCCCGCTGCTCCGCTGGAAAAACTCGAAGCAGCACAACCGGGCATATTCTGTCGCCTCAACGGATGTAACGTACATCTTGTTGTTGCTGATGTACGCCACAACCGTTCCGTTTTCCGTAAATTCTAACCGGTCGTTGGTAAGCCGGGCAGCATAAGGGCTGTCCGACTTGCCAATCTCCACCCCGTCGCTGGATGCCCGGATGTAGGTGGATATCTCCGCCACCGCATCCGCCAAATCGTTGCCAACGCCGTCAATCCGCTCGCTGGTTTGTGAAAATGTGATCTCCAGCCGGGTTGCCGTCTGCTCGATCAGGGATTGCAGCCGCTGGATCGTCTCGTCCGTTTCCTCGCCGGTGGTCTGCACGTAGGTCCGTAGCTCTCCCAGCGCCAGGCTCAAGCCAGTCACTTGCCCAGCAAGATCCTGGTTTTCGATGGTTAGGCCGTCGATTGTGGCCAAGATTTTAAGGATTCTTCCGTGCAGATTTTGCAGGGTGTTGCTGTGGGCTGCCGTCACACTGTCACGCCTGGCGCTGCCGGTGGACTCCAGGGTATCCCGCTGCCCGGAGGTGGTCCGGGTCATGACGTAGGTGGTGATGGTATTGCCATTGGCATCGGTCACTGGCGCAATGTCCCCCGCACGAACCCCTAGGCTGGCCATAATGGCTACTTTGCAAGGGGTATACCGGATGGCGTGGATGGCATTATAAATTGCCTGGGCGATGGGCCTGAGGGCCGTGTCAGATCCAGTGGTCAGCAGCAGGTTGCTGTCAATGATGTAGGTGTTGCTGCCGCCGCCGGCATCCGCCGGGTGGATGATGCCAACATCCCCCTCGCCCTGCTTGATTTGCACCCGATCAATGGCCGCCACCTGATAATCTTCGTAGGATAAACTTTCCCAGTAATAGGATCCTGGGCCGATGGCCAGGCCCTCCCTCTGCTGGTACCAGCCAAATTGGATCTTGCCCTCTGGCGTGGCCCGGCAGAATTGGGCGCTGGCCTCTCCTATCCACTGCAGTAGGCGGCGGCCGGTGATGCCATCTGCGTAAAACTGCTGGATCTGGTAGCTGCCATTGGGCAGGCTGGTATTGGCCAACTCCAGCCCGCACTGGGCACACACCATCCCAGCAAAGGCATACAGGCTGTATGGCCAGCCGGTCAGCCCCCGCAGCCAGGGCGATAGGTCTCGGTCTGTCCAGCTTATCTGGTCGTAAGCGGTCACTTTGTAAGTGCCAGCGGTAGACCGGGTGGGCTTTTCGCAGGTAAATTGGCCAATCAGGGTTCGCGCCCCGGCATCGTCCACTTGGTAGTAGGCGATTTCTGCCCCCTGGCCAATAGTCAGCCCGCCAGCAGGGGTAAGGACGGATAGCTCCAGGCAAGCACAGCAGACAGACCCCAACGTCAACTCGGTTCCGCTGTTGACGCTTTCGGTGTAGGTGCAGCTGCGGATTCCAGATGATATCTCAGTGCCGTCTAGCAAAATAATTAGATTTTTCCGCATAGCTACCCCCTAACACTCAATGATGTTGAATTTTAGATTTTTATACAATCCGGTCCGGCTACTGTGCAGGACTACGCTTGCCTTGGAGCAGTAGGCTGTGCATGTCTTGGTGATGCCATTCTCCGGAAAGGAGAATGGGAAAGTGACTTTGCCGGAGAATAGCCCCATGAGATAGGCATAATCTTCCGAATCCAGCACCGCGTAGCTGAATCCGAAAGTCCGGACTTTTTCCCGTACCACAAAACGATGCATGATGCCGCTTTCGTCCCGCCCGGAATCGGAAGAATCCAAATCGGAAAGACTGATTTCCACACCCTCATCCGGGGCCAGAAGCGCGCTGCCGTCCACCTTATAGTTGGTGTCATAAGCTCTTATCATGCGAATCCTCCGTTGATCACAGCTCGTTTCCGGTTGTATCGATCCACTGCGCGTCCCAACATCTCATCTCCGATTGTCACGCCGCCATTTTCCTGGATGGCGTCGATGATCTCTTTGGCCACTTGCAGGATAGCGTCCACCACATCCCCGTTTGCAGCGGCCACAGCCTCCGTGATGGCGGATTGTGGCGCGGCAATTTCGGGATTGCTGCCGGCTCCGGGGTACTCGCCCATCATGGCCAGCGTTGGCTGCTTGATCACGCCGCCTTTGGCCAGCAAGGGGATTTGTGGCGCAGATACCTCTTTAATGTTAAAGCCGAAAGACTTGCCCCCAAGGCCGGGGACCCAGTCCGGGATACTGAAATGCAGTTTGTTCAGCGCGCGGATCACTGCGTTGATGCCGTTGGCAATGCCCCGTATCATGCCGTTGATGCCGCCGATGATGCCATTGATAGCCCCTTTGATGGTGGATACAATCCCGTTCCAAATGCCGGAGATTTTGGATTTGATGCTGTTCATCACGTTTGTGATAGCAGTCTTCACGGCGTTGAACGCATTGGAAACGCCGGTCTTGATGCCGTTCACCACATTCACGATCGTGGATTTAATGCCATTCCAGATGTTGATAGCTGTGTTTTTGATACCGGTCCACAAGTTGGACACAAAGCCCTTGATGCTGTTCCAGATGCTGATAACATCGTCCTTGACTTTGTTCCAAATGTCCTTCAAAAAGTTCCAGACTGATGTGGCAATGCCCTTAATTCCGTCCCAAATTCCGGTGAAAATTTCCTTGATGCCGTTCCACGCACGATCCCAGTCGCCGGTAAAAATGCCAGCAATGAAATCGATTAGGCCATGGAGCACATCGATGGCTGCGCCTACCACGTTGCCGATTAGATTGCCAATGTACGTGAACACGCTACTTACAATAGAGCGCAGCAATTCGAAGATGGGTCGGACGGCGTCCCATACAACCGCAATTACTTCGCCAACGCCACTAATGATTTCCTGGATCTTGTCGCCCTTCTCTTGGAAGGTTTCAGCTACTTTTGCAAAAATCTCCTTCAGGCCGTTCAGGCAATCAATCACGACGTCGCCGATGAAATCGGCAACAGGCTTCAGCTGGTCCAGCAGTTTTTTCAAACCTTGCCACACCGGATCCAGGATATCTCGCAGCGCCTCCATGGCGGCAGTCAGCAGATCAATGCATGCCGGGGCAGCGTCTTCAATCGTCCAGGACGCCAATGGTAGCAGTACAGATTCATAGGCATCTGCCAGGGCACCAGCAATCAATGCGGTCAGAGATTCCCCGATAGACATAAATTGCGCAAAAGATCCCATCGCCGGAGACAAGTCCAGCCCGCCAAGCCATTGCGCCGTAGCGCCGGACATGCGATCAAACATGCCCAGGATGTCGTTCAGGCCGTTCCACCAGGCCTGTATAATCGCAGTCCCATTTCCATTATCTTCCCAGGCTACCTTCAGGCGATCAGCAAACTTGTCTACGCATCCCATGATGTTGCCAAAAATACTAAGGATGCTTTCCAGCGTCTGCTGGCCGGTACCGTTGGTAAACACCTCGTAAAAGCTATCGCCTATGCTCCCAGCAAGGGCCTTCACGCTTGTAAAGGCGCTCTTCATGGACGCGATAACCTTTTCGCCCTGGCTGTCCCAAGCGGCCTTGAACACACCAAAAATGCCCGCCAGCTTTTCGCTGATCGGGCTTGTGTCCAGATCCAGGGCGGCATCGTAGTTGACATCTGTGCCGCCGGCGCCGCCTCCTCCCCCACTGTCTCCGCCGGTGTCCGGGGCTGCCAGCGTTTCGATTTCGTCAAATCCTGCCATCGTCCGCTGGGCCTTTTCCATCTGCTTGGCCGCGCCGCCTGCAGCATTGCCAGCAGATTGCATGCCCTTGGCCGCGCTGGCCATGGATGCCACAGATTTGCCAGTCAGCAAGGATATTACTTGGGCAATGGATGCAAATACTCTGGCCGCCACGTTGGCCAAGGCAGCCAGAGCCGGAGTCAGCGCTTGGATCAAAGGGGCTGCCGCCGTAGCTGCCGCACCCTTTAGGTTGGCCAAGGCGGATTGCATTTCGGATGTCTGCCCAATAGCAGAGCTGAAATACTGGGTCAGGCTGCGCAGTCCTGCACTGATGCCATTAAAAATAAGCGCACCGGATACGATGCGCCTTAGGCGGGATTTAAAATGCCCTGCATGCTTTTCAGCAGAATTGAAGCCGCGCTTAAATACGCCGCCGATTTTTCCGGCTATTTTGGTCAGCGGCGACGCCAGGCCCTTCCCCAGGGTACCAAGGGCCTTTTTCCACTTCTGCTTGGTTGCCTCTGCGGCCTTTCTGTGGGCCTCTTCTATTTTTTTCGTTGCTGCTTCTTGGGCAGCTGCCGCCTTATCTGCGGCGGCTTGTTCTGCATCCGCCTCTTTCTGGGCAGCCGCCTGCACTTCCACGGCAAGCCGGTCCCGGGCAGCCTCCAGACGATCGTATGCCCTCTCTCTCTGCGCTCCCAGGGCCTGGGCGGCCTTATCCCCTTTGTCGCTGTCCGGCTTAGAGATCGCTGCCTTGTAGGCCTCGCCCAGGCGTGCATACTCACGTTCCAGCTCCTGCACCTTGATATTCGCCATGGCCACAGCCCGGCTAAAGGATCCGCCCAGGCTATTTTCCACAGCCTTGCCCGCGCTTTCTGCGGCCTTTTTAGCTCCGGAAGCAGCCTGGGCGGCAACCCGTTCCATGGAGGCCTGTGTGGATTTCTCCACATTCTCCAGAGGTTTCCGGATGCTATCCCGCACGGCGTTCATCATGCCATCGACTTGCTTGCGGATATTGGCGCCACGCACCACTAAATCCAGATATACCGCGCCAACACTGCTATCAGCCACTGCCATCACCTCCAAACGCCCGGGCAATCATCGCCTCCAGGTCTCGCATTTGCCGCCGCAGGTCCGCTGGATCCTGCTTCTGTGCCTTTCCGGCCAAAAATCGTTGCCACTCGGACCGGATCCGTTTTTGCCACGGGCCCATCTTAGCAATGATCTGTGGATCCTGTTCCGCCCGTACAGCTACTACTCGGCCCAGCGGGGTATCATCCATCAAGCCGCCAACCAGCTTGGCCCACTCTGGGTACGGCAGATCCCCTTGGGCCGCTGGGAGGATGCCGTACTGCGTAGCAATGCTTTGCTCGATCAGTACGGCATCAAAGTTCAAATCATAAACTTCCGACTCAGCGCCATTACGCTTTTCCCGGAAATCGCGCCCCAACCTCTTCTGGATCCTCCCCAGTCACGGCGGCGATCACCAGCTCAAACAGCTGTTGGTAGGCAGGATACGGCATGTTCATATTCTCGACTTCTTGCGCCGCCTTCTCTCCCAGAGCTAAGGCCAGCACGTTGGCCACTCCTGCCATCAAATCATTGGGGTTCTCCTGATTCGCAATGGTCTCTTGCAGCTTCGCCACTGTCTTCTGCCGGTTGTCCACCGGGTAAATCTTCTCCCCAATGCGGATTTCGGGGGACTCGGTCAGCAGTTTTCCGTCCAAAGTATACAGTTTTCCCATGATGCTTTCTCCTCTCGTTAGGCGCCTGTGGGCGCAGGGGGGTATGTGGGCTTGCCGTCGGACTGCACTTCGAACTCCAGTCCCGCCACATTCGTAGAGTCACCAGAGCCGGGATTGGTGACGCTGATCACGCAATTAAAGGTCAGCTTCGCCCCGCTAGGGAACTCCCACTCAAACTTGGTGTCGCAGCCGGTTCCGGTGCTCCACGCGCTGTCGGCTACATAGTCGTTGCCGGGGTCCCCGACATTGCGCTTGCCGGATAAGGTGATGGTCAGCGCCTTGCCAGTCACCATGCGCCGGACCCAGCCTTGCTCTTCCATGGGCCTCCACTCTTCCACATTGCCTTCAATGGACACGGAAAAGGTTTCCAAATCTTTGATGATAACCATATCGCCATCTGCCGAACTGCGGCCAGACTTTCCGATTTTAAACTTGTTCTCAAAAACGGGGTATACGCCTGTTTTCGCCATCTTGTTCACTCCTTCTTGTAAGTAATTCTTAGATTTACTACATACTCAAATACACCGTCTGGGCCTCTCCCCAGGGGCACAGGGGCCGAACCTGGATCGGTATAAGCAACCGCTGCG